TCCTTTTCCTGAGAGATCCTATTGTAACGCTCTTCGAAGCCTTCATTAATCTCCTCTTCTTTTTGTTTCCTATCTTCTAGAAGGGCAATATATTCTAAAAGAGCCTTCACTCTGTCTTCATCTTCTGAGCGCGCAAGGGTGGGCACAAGCCCTGCAACCAAGACCAACAGCGCTATATTTAGAAGAAAGTATAATGTCATATCTTAGTTGTTTTACTTAAAGGGCCATTTTAGCCCTGTCTTCCTTTCAAACTTTTTAACTGAAGATTGTAACTGTGCTTTGTTTTTATATGTTCTCGGATTATCCAGGCCATACTTTGACCACGTATCTAGATATCTCTTTTCCTTACCTAAAACGCTGGTGAAGGCCGCTATATCGCTCTTCGTACCCTTAACTCTCACGGGTACACTGTCTCCACCAAACATCCTTCTCAGTATCATCTTGATCCCGTATCCAAACATACCAAGAAAGCTTTCGCTAAGTTCTCCGCTTCTTGCGGTCGTTAAATCAATACATACTTCAGAGAGTTTATCCTCTTGAAGTTCCTCCGTGGGCGTGTCCATAAACATTCCTCCAAAAACACAATTGTTCAATATAAATAGTTTTGTTAATAATAAAAAACGGGCTCAATGGCCCGTTTTATCATCGCCTAGATTTTCTCTTTGCCTCTTCGTACTGTTCGTTTTCTTTCTCAAACTGCTCAGCTAGCCTATTTATAAACCACCTTCTGATTACGATGGGTAAGTTATAGGCTTCGAAAAAGCTCCAACCACTGTGGTACTTTAATAAGAAGAACTCTTCATAGACTCCTCTTATGTAATCATCGGTCAGGCCAAAAAAAGTCCGCCGTAAGCGGAACCTCCATTTCCTGAGTGTGGTCGCATCCCTCGCAAGTGTATACCTGCTTCATGTCCACATTTGGCGTGCATTTCTGGAATGCAGCCCTTAGGGCTCGGGCGTCTCTTGCCGGGACTAAGTCCAAGAATTGCGAAATCACCCCTGGCTCACTTTGGCCGGCGGCAGAAACAATGAAAAGTCTCATGGTATCAACAATCGGGGTGTCCTGCAGCTTAAGCTTTTTCTTTTTCTCTCCAGCTAAGAACATATGGCGTTCATCTGCACCATTCAAGAGGCGAAATTCAACTTCCACCTTTGTTTGGGGCAGGACCACCTTGAAGGTCCCCTCTTTGGTTAGTTCGGCGCCAACTTCTTCGGGATTACCCATTGTTGTGTTCACCTCGCTTAAATCAAAATCATGCTTGTTTGTCTCACCGCAGGCAGGGCAAGTTACATTCGTACTGTATATATTGCCGAAGCCTGTTACCCTGGCTGCAACAAGGATGGCATTCTTATCCCCAACCAACAAAGTGTCGGTGGGGACATTTTCCACAATTATGTTGCTTAGCAAGCGGTCGATGGCCAAGCCCTTCTTTAAAAGAGCCTGGGATGACAGGATATCTTCATCCTTCGCTGTCATATATTTGATTTCGACGGTCTCTTGGTTGTGAAGGGGGTGATCCTTTGGGTAATGCTTTCCTTGCGATGGTAGCTCAACAAACTCGGTTGGTGTCGCAAAGTTGAATAGGTTATTTTCGCCTTGAATTGCGGCTACAGGAGGCCCAGGAGAGGCTGCCTTTTTGGCACCCACCCTGTCCTCATTATTTCTTCTGGCCAATTTTTCCTCCTAGATAAATTACTTATATTAAAGAGCGTTGTTATCAGTTCTAGTGGCAGCACCTGTGCCACCCTTGTTGTTAAGCTCTCCACCCTTAATCGTAGCCCAATCATAACGTATTTCAATGTCTACGTTAAGTAATTCTTCGGATTCATATGATAATTCACCAAACTTAACAGAAGAAACCCATGCATTGTGTAGCTTCCATTCTTCAACATACGAGTCATCCTCTGCTCCGAGTTGCCTAAGGATGACGCCGCCCAAAGAAGAGATCGCGTTTTGCTTGGAAATAGTGGTAGTATCATTAACATGAGGAGAAGGATCACCATCGCCATGAAGTCTGTAACCAGACTTAGTTAAAATGTTCCACATAAGCTTAGCCGAATCAGGCTGGACGGGATCAACTAGGGTTACAGATACTTTATCCCACTCAACTCGGCCGGGATAATAAAAGGTATGGTTCAAATACTTGTGTGGGGTCTCAGTAATTGTAAAGTTAGGCTTCGTTACCTTCTTACAAATCCAAATTGGCACCTCACCAATATTTAAAATCCACCTATATGCTCTCTTTGGTTCTACCGTGGGGCTTGCCCAAAAGTTTTGTTCTGCCATGATATTTTATATCTCCTGTTGATCTCTCTTATATATAGTTCTCAATTTCCTTTTTTAATCCTCAAACGAAGCCCCACTATCTGTAATTACGAAATCAATTGCAATAAACTCGATAGCCTTAGCTGGCTTCAAGAAAATCTTAGCATACATGATGTTCCTGTCGATAAGATCAGGAGTTGTCGTAGTGTTATCCAAGATCAACCTATAGTCAGTGAGACCAACTCTTGCCTTAACATCAGCCAAGAACTGCTCTACTCTGCCTCTAAACCCGTTCCAAGTGACCAGCACATTCTGGTCGAAAAGCACCGTAGCGGCCATTCTGGAGATCTCCTTCTTAAGGTAGATCATCAGGCGTCGGACGTTAACTCTGTCGAGAGCCGATGGCGTTACCTGCAGAGTCTTTTGACCGAAGATCACAATGCCCTCGGCTGGGAAAGAAGCAATTGGGTTAACATTTGCTTCGTAGAGGTCGTCTCTGTCCTTAGAAGTCAGACGCTCACGAACACCGACAACTGGGATACCGGCAGAGCCCTCAGTGAGGCCTCCACGCGTGAAACCTGCCGGGGCGAACCACAGTTCTGAACTTCTTTCTGAACTGGCGAACGTTCCGATTGCTGCAATCGAGGGTGGCGCCCATAACATGGCACCGTTGATCGTATCTCTAATCTGCACCCAAGGATAATAGGCGCATGCGTAGCTTGAGTTGATGGCCCTAGCCTCTAGGTTGTCCACCGTCTCCTTTACGCTACCCATTCTATTAGCAATAGCATTCGTATTCTCAGTAGCTGGCACATACCCACCATCCAGGTCGATAACTGCCAGAGCGTCTGCACGATCCTCGCACACGTTAATAACGTGGTCGGTAATACCGTTCTGTGTGACGCCAGGAACCGCCAAGAGGTTCATTTCTACAACCTCAGGATCCGCAACACTGTCAATTGCTCGCTTCAAGGAGTTAAACGCGTAGTTCGTCTTCTCAGTTGGCGTGCCAGACATTCCAGTGTTTCTGAATGGCTCTTTTTCCTTAATGTCTAGGCCGTCAAAGCCACCAAAAACAGGGGCCGTAAAGCGGTTGAAGCCCATATCAAGGACCTGCTTCCACGTACCCGAAACTGCTGTCATTGAATCACCGGACTTTCTTGAACCCGAGTAATAAATCGCAGCTACCTCGCCGTCCTTCATCTTGAGATCGTCAAGCGAGAAGACCCAAGAGTCTTGGCACATGTTGCCATTCGAGAAGCTGTCCTGGCCAGAGCCCTTGGGCCTAACCAAATCAACATAATCTCTGGCAAACCTTGGGCTGGTCGCTGAGCGGCCAGTGCGGGCGCCGAAATAGGCGTCCTTGGGGTTGGCCAAGTTACCATCGGAACTTGACACTCTCAGTGGGACCGTTGGGAAGTGGAAGGCCAATCTTCCCTGAGCGAGTGAGCCGGAACCCATGGAAACAAAAATGCTGGCACCATCACTACCAGTTGGAATGTCTTGGTTACCAATTACAGTTCTGTTTGCTGCTGTCTGAGCAGCCCCATCTAGGGCGAGAGGCGTTGAAGAGCCTGTACCAATGGCAAAGGAGTTGTAAACTGGTGGGCCCCAAACACCGAACGGTAGTAGTTGTGGGTCCGTTGCACCTGCCTCGCAGTCGCCGTTGATCTCAACACGGAAGAATCTAGACCTATTTGGGTAGTTTCCGTATTCTCTGTACCTTCTATCATTGTCATCCCACGTTACATAGGCATCACCAATCTTCTTGGCAATGTAGTTGGGGGAGAAGGGGTTCAAGTTACAACTGCTGAACCTCTCTACCACCTGCGGAGCAGCATCCGTATCTTGCGCCTTTCTGACAACAACGGAGAATGATCCGTAAGGGTCGGCCAAGTTGGTTGATGCCTTGATGTCTTGAATTGAAATCTTAAGATTTGCTTGCTCCCACTCTCCACCCTGGTTTAGGGTGTGGAACTTAAACAACTTGGTCATAGCGTTAGCCGCATAAGACCCAGAGTTGGTTGTAGTGTCCTGTGAGATGAACCAGCCAGTCTGTGCGGCCTGTGAGTTCATCTGAAGATCATGGTGGTAAACACTGTTTGTGGAGTTACCCAGTCCCAAGATGACCCCCCATGAGCGATCCCCAGTGGATCCCGCAGAGGTAACATAATGGCTCAATCTGTGCTCATACGTCTCTCCAACCCAGTAGGTCTTCTGTTGAGCTTCATTCGTGATTGTTGAGTTAACCAACGTTGGGTTGGTGTTTAACACGTTTCTAATGAACTTCTTTGAGGTCTCGCTGAAGTTTATGCTTGTCTTTTCTTTGACATTACCAGATGCATCTTTAATAAGAACTTTAAATTCGTTATTGGCACCGATTGAGTGAATCAAGTGAGCGGCCTGAGCTTCTCTAGAGTTGTCGGGGTCGGTACCGCTAAGAACGATGCTTCCCTCGT